AATAGTTATAGTGATGATGTTAATGGCACCGTTGGAGTACGCTTTAGATGGCCTTTACAATCGACGTGTAATAATGACACTATACAATTACTTCGTGAGAATGACAGACTACGCCAAGAATTAGAATTACTAGCTAATTGTGCTAAGTATAAAGATCTTGAACTAGGAGATGATTTTTCCACTGTGCGAGAAATGTGTAAGGATGTAAATAAAACTAAGAAAGCTAAAGCAGAAAAGAAAATTAAACAGAAAAAGAGAAACCTACATGCAGATTGAATTGTCCTTAAAAAACATTGTTATTGGGGTAGGTCTTATATCGGCTGCCTGTGGAAACGTGTTTTATATTGGTAAATTATATAGTGATTTTGAATTGTTTAAAAATGAAATAGCTGATATTAAAGCGAATCAAAATATCTTAGAGCTAAAACAGGAGCTATTAGAAATGAATTACAAAATAAAGTCAATTCGCTTTGAAATGGATGGCACACATTTAGAAAACAGATAATGGAACCAGTAACTTTCTTTTTAACTTGTTATGCGGTTTTATGGGTAGTGGGAACATTATCTTGAGAACAGCAATAATAGATGATGTTAGACTATGGTCTAAACATTACCTTGAAGTGCCTAATCTTCATTTAGGAGGAGTACCTGCTTGCCCTTTTGCTAAAAAAGCATGGCATGATAAAAAGGTATGGGTATCTGTTAAAAGCAAAGGAACTCAATATAAAAAAGAATTAAACAACCACATTAAAAACTTAAATTTTAGTGTGTCAGAAATATTAGTATTTTGTGACCCTTACTGTAATTATTCCCCTAATGATTTACATATAGCTACAGAAGAGTATAATGATATATATAATTTAAAGGATATTTATTTTATGAGCTTTCATCCTTCTAATCCAGCTACAGAAATTGACCAAGAATTTTTGGTAGCTCCTCAAGGTAAAATTCCTCCAATAGAAAGCAATCTAAAGTATTCTATGATGTTGGTACAAAAGTTCTCGCAATTACATCAAGCTTCTGATAAATTGAAAAAACAAGGCTATTATAAACATTGGCCTGACGAATACTATCGAGACGTCGTAGTATCACGTGAAGATAAATACAAAAAAATTAATGGAGATCTATCATGATGGGTAAAAAGAAAACTGCTAAGATGAATAAAGGTGGAATGGCACCTAAGAAAAAAACAGCAATGAAACGTGGTGGCAAAGTTGTTAAAAAAATGAATATGGGTGGTCGCACAGGTGACATGATGTATTCAAGAGGATACGGCGTAGGTGAAGAATCTAAGCGTATGCCTACTGAACTAATGACTGCTAAAAAAGGTGGCAAAGTTATTAAAAAAGCTAATGGTGGCAAAGTTAACACTAGTCGTATGAATAAATTAGAAGAACTTGGAAGAGTAAATGCTGAAAAAGCTGATACTAGAAAAGGTAAAAGAAATTTAAGAGATGAAAAGAAAAGAATTATTAGAACTTTAAATAAATCACGTGGCGGTGGAGTTGCTAAACGTGGCATGAAAAAATCTTAATAATTAAATGCCAACTTATGCTACAACAGCAAACTTTGATTTTTCTATTGATGAAATAGTTGAAGAGGCTTTCGAACGATGCGGTTTACAAGATCGTACTGGGTACCAGCTTAAAACCGCACGTCGTTCTTTAAATCTTCTTTTAGCTGAATGGTCTAATAGAGGGCTTAACCTCTGGACAATACAAAAACAAACAGCAGCTCTTGCTGCTAATACTATTGAATTAAGTGGTACAGCTTTGTTTGGTAATGCCACAAGTGATGCTTCTCAAATTGTAGAAATAACAGATCTAGTTATTAGAGACTCTAATAATAATGAGTATTCTTGTTCACCTATAAGTAGATCAACATATTTAAATTATACAGTTAAAACATCTGGTGGTAGACCATCGCAATATTATTTTGAAAAAACAATTAATCCTAAATTATATTTATATCCTGCAGCCGATGCTGCTTACACAGTAGTTTATTATGCAATGCTTAGAATGAAAGACTCTGGTGATTATACAAATAATAATGAAATACCTTTTTCTTTTTTACCTTGTTTAACAGCAGGGCTAGCTTATTACATATCTATGAAATATGCACCTGATAGAATTGGAATTTTAAAACAAGTATATGAAGAAGAATTTAAAAGAGCTGCTGATACAAATAGAGAAAATGTAAGCTCTCATTTTGTTCCTTACATTGGTATAACAGGAGGAACTTATTAATGGGAAGATATTCTTCAGGAAAATTTGCCTTACGAATTTCAGATCGTGATGGTTTTGCTTATCCTTATAATCAGATGGTACAGGAATGGACAGGTTCATGGGTGCATCGATCTGAGTTTGAACCAAAATCACCTTTATTAAATCCAACAAATCATCCAACGGATGCACAATCTTTGCAACATGCTAAACCTCAAGTAATAAGTACAACTGTCCCACTTGGAAGTCCAGGAGGTGCATCTAGATCTTCAATTGCAATTGGTGCTAATAGTTTTTTAAATTCGGTACAAACTATTCAACGATTTAATCCTATTCCAGCACCAGGAGCTTATGAAACGGTGCAAGTACAAACAATGCAACCATTAGGCAGTACACCTCAAGCTAATAGAGATACACGAGCAACAATGGGATTAGGAGTAGTAACGGTGGTAATAACATGACAACTTTTGTAGAATTACAAGAACAAATAAGAAAATACACGGAAACAGATTCTACTGTATTAACCGATATAATAGTTAATGGTTTTATCTTACAAGCAGAACTTCGTATATTTAGAGAAGTAGATTTAGATTGTTTTAGAGCTTATGAGTTTGCGACATTAACTATTGGAAATGAGTTTATCCAGTTACCTGGAGCTATACCAAGTCTTATGTCTTTTGTTCGGTTTGCTACTATTTATAATGGAGCCGCTGGACAAGATCCTACACGAATTAGATTAATACAAAAAGACCAAAGTTATATGACAGAATACTGGCCTAATAGAAATTCTACGGCTATACCAAAATACTATTCAATGTGGGATCAAGACACAATATATCTTGCGCCAACGCCATCTGTGGCTTATAACATAGAACTAGCTTTGAATCGAAATGAAACAGGCTTATCCGCAACTAACACAACAAGTTGGGTTAGTACAAATGCGCCACAAGTATTATTATATGCTTGTCTAATTGAGGCTTTTAAATACCTCAAAGGACCATATGATCTACTTGCACAGTACGAGAAAAGCTATCAAGAAGCCGTACAAAGACTTGCAATCGAACAACAGGGTAGAAGAAGAAGAGATGAATACCAGGATGGTGTTCTTAGGCTTCCTTTACCATCACAACAACCATAACATAGGAGATTAATTATGGCCGCAGTACAAGCATTATGTAACTCTTTTAAAGCAGAGTTATTAAAAGCTTTTCATAGTTTCGAGGCTTCAGGTGGAGGTGCTTTTAAATTAGCATTATACACTTCAAGTTCTTCACACAACGCACAAACAGCAAATTATACAACATCTAATGAGATAACTGGTTCTGCTTACGTAGCAGGCGGATATGCTTTGACTAATTTAGGTGTAACAGGAAGTAACACAACAGCTACTTCTTATGTTGATTTTAATGATGCCCAGTGGAGCAATGCGACTTTTACAGCAAACAGTGCCTTGTTATATAATACAACAGCAAACGGAGGAACTAGCACAACAAACGCAGTTTGTGTTTTAGCTTTCGGCGCTGATTATACAGCATCAAATGGAACTTTTACTGTTCAATTCCCAATAGCAGGAACTAGCACAGCGATTTTAAGAATATCAGGTTAAGGGATCATTATGGCGTTTATCGTTAATGATCGTGTAAAAGAAACCACGACTACCACAGGCACAGGAGCCGTTACTCTTGCTGGTGCAGTCACGGGTTTTGAAACTTTTGGTACAGGTATTGGTGCGTCCAATGTTACTTACTATACTATCGCTCATCAAACAGCGAATGAATGGGAAGTTGGCGTTGGTACATTAAATGCTGGTTCGTCAACACTTACAAGAACTCAAATTATCTCCAGTTCTAATAGTGATGCCGCAGTTAGCTTTGCCGCAGGTACAAAAGATATATTTTGCACATTACCCGCTTCAAAGGTTAGTGTACCTCAAGCAGAAGCATATGGGTCATCAAGTAATCCAATTTTAATTAATGTTACTGTAGCTGCTAAATCAGTTTACCATCCTTACTATAATACAGGATCAAGTAATGGTTATTTATTAAATGGTTTAGAAGCTCCCGCTTTTAATTTTACAGGAGCCGATGCAAGTAATAGATACTATTATAAGTTTGATCAATCTGCGAATAGTAACTCAGGACACCCATTTAAATTTTATTTAGAAGCTGCAAAAACAACAGCATACACAACAAACGTAACAACATCAGGTGTACCTGGTCAAGCAGGAGCTTACACACAAATTCTCGTTGATGTTAACACACCAAGTGTTATTTATTATCAATGTTCTGCTCATGCTTACATGGGGAACTTTGTTAAAAACACAGGCAGTAATTTTAATGGAGCTGTTAATGTAACAGGTACATTAACAACATCAGGTAATGCAACAGTCGGTGGTGACTTAACAATCACTGGTGATGACATTACAATGACAACAAATACCGCAGGACATTTACTTGTTGCTGACGGAAATAATTATAACCCTGCCGCTGTATCAGGCGATGCAACGCTAGCAGGATCAGGTGCTTTAACACTAGCTAATACAGCAGTTACTGCAGCTTCATATACTTCTACAAATTTAACTGTAGACTCTAAAGGAAGAATTACTACCGCTTCATCAGGAAGCGCTGGTGCCTCAACTGGGTTCGTGATTGCCATGGCCGTTGCGCTCTGATATAAGGAATAGATATGGCTCAAGATTTTACAAGATATTCAGAACCAGCAGTTGGAACTTCAGCAGTACAAATTGCACCAGGTTCTGGAACAGCTAACTCAAATGATGTTATCATAGGGATTTCATTATCAAACATTACAGGAAGTACTATTCTCGCTGATTGTTATATTAATAATGGCAGTGCTAATATACATCTTGTTAAAAGTGCACCAATACCTTCGGGTGGATCATTACAAGTATTAGCGGGTGGCGCTAAAGCTGTAATGCAAAATGGTGACGCTTTATCCGTAAAATCAGATACAGCCAGTTCACTAGATGTATGGGTTTCAACGGTAGATAGCGTAAGTTAGGGAGATATAGATGCCTTATATTGGTAACACTCCAGCAGAAAAATATGCTAGTTATGATGTTCAACACATAACAACAAGTGCAACAACTTCGTATGCACTAGATAAAAATGTTGCCAATGAAAACGAAATTAGAGTTGTTCTTAATAATATAATTCAACAACCAGGAGCATCTTACGCTTATACAGCGTCTGCAAATACATTAACATTAAGTGTAGCAACAACTTCAAGTGATACTTTATATGTAGTCTTTACAGGAAAAGCTGTACAAACTGTAACACCTCCACCATCAAGTGTAGGTTTAGCTCAGTTAAATGCAACAGGATCACCAGGAACAAATACGTTTCTTAGAGGCGATAACTCTTGGGCTACACCAAGTGATACAAGTTTAACTTTAAATAATAATGCAGCAAATAGAGTTGTTGCAGGTACGGGTACTACTAACACAATGGATGCTCAAGCTGGTTTAATTTTTGATGGTAGTAAATTAGGAATTGGCACTTCTACAATGACACGAACACTAAATGTAACTGATACAACTTCTGGTGCATCAACTGGAATCCAATTAACTGGTGCTAATAACGGAACACAATTTATAAACTTTGGTGATACCGATGATTCAAATGTTGGAGAAATAAGTTACGACCATGGCACAAACAAAATGTTATT